TGAATCTACTACCTCTACAAGTCATATGATATACGAACCCTTGCCATGTCTGTATTGTCTCATAACCAGCCAATTGGAATCTATTAAAGATATCAGAGTCTTCTTTTGATTGTGGAGCATATAAGGGATCATGACCACCGATGGATTGAAAGTCATCTTTGTATATAGCCCAAGGTGCGAATATCCCATCGGTTGTAATGTCCTTGTAATTGGATACCCATGTTCTACAAAAATCTAACAAACCATCTTCATCAAACTCTTCAGGTTCTATACCAAAATCTTCTATTATTTTCTCAGGACCTGCAGGATGTAGTGGTGGTTCTATGCGTGTGGCTGAAACAACCTTCCCACGCTGTAGATGTTTGAGAACTTCCACATCCATATTAGGACAAGCATACATATCGGCATGATATATCATAACGATATCGTTACTAGCCATATCTACTAATGTATCGTATAGTATCGTATGTC